CCAAGAATTTGAAAGGCAAAGCTCTAAATAAGAAAGTCTTGAGTCAGTTTATGGATCTGGTCTGCTGACCACTTTGGAAACTGGTCACAGGGGGCACCAAAAGACCTCCTGATCCTTTATAATTAATCTGTTGAACACAAATCAAATGGCACTCTCCACAGAATACATTGTCTCTTCTCTCCAATCACTCTATGGTGAAAATGTAACTGCTGCTGATGTTCGTGCATGGTGTGCTATGAACAGCACTACCTATCAGACTGTTACTAAGAAACTTGATGAATACAAGACTGGTCGTGGTAAGTGGGATTTGACTGTTCAAGAAAAACTTGAGCAAGATTATCAAGCACCTTCTGCCCTTCCTGCCTTTGAACAGAACCTTATCCCTGCAAAAGATGATACCTTCGTCAGCTTTGGTAATTTCACAGATATTAAAAAAATTATTAAGTCCCGTCTTTTCTACCCTACATTCATTACAGGACTCTCTGGCAATGGTAAAACGTTCTCTATTGAACAAGCATGTGCGCAACTCAAAAGAGAACTCATCCGTGTAAACATTACTATTGAGACTGATGAGGATGACTTGATTGGTGGTTTCCGTCTGGTCAATGGTGAAACTGTTTGGCACAATGGTCCTGTGATTGAGGCACTTCAACGTGGTGCTGTTCTCCTGCTGGATGAGATTGATCTGGCATCTAACAAGATCCTGTGTCTTCAATCTATTCTGGAAGGTAAAGGTCTGTTCCTGAAAAAGACTGGTCAATACATTGCACCTTCTAAAGGTTTCCAAGTGTTTGCCACTGCCAACACCAAGGGTAAGGGTTCTGATGATGGACGCTTCATTGGCACCAATGTTCTTAATGAAGCATTCCTTGAGCGTTTCCCTGTGACCTTTGAGCAGTCTTATCCCACTCCTGCTACAGAGCAGAAGATCCTTGAGGGTATTGCTAATGATCTCAATGTGGTTGCTCCTAAATTCTGTAAGCACCTAGTGGACTGGGCAGACATCATTCGCAAGACCTTCTATGATGGTGGTATTGAGGAGATTATCAGCACTCGTCGTCTGGTTCACATCATCAATGCTTACAGTATCTTTGCTGACAAGTCCAAAGCAATTGAACTCTGTATCAATCGTTTTGATGAAGAAACCAAAGCATCATTCATTGAACTCTATGACAAAGTTGATGTTGATTTTGAGATGCCTACAAATGCAGTTTCCATTGACAAAGATGTAAACAACTGATATGATTTAGGGGAGGTATAATGTCTCCCCTAATGAATGCCTGGGCTTTACTTTATGAGGATTTTTTTATGACTGAACATTCAAAACACTATTATGATTTTGATCGTAATGGTCGTATTTCAAATGCCAATGACAAAGATTGGAATGATTTTTGGGAAGGTTCAAATGATAGTAAAGTAGCAGGTGCTTATAGTGAAGACTCAATTTCTTTTGAATTGACTATGGATGAAAAATTTAAATTAAAAAAGTACAAGTACAGTGAGGATGTAATCCTTAAAGAGTTGCAAGAATATATTACTGGCACATATAATCAGCATTACTCTGCTGGTGATGATAAAATTCAAACACTTGACCTGATTGAAGCATGTGGTGATGGGGAATCCTTCTGCCGCAGTAATATCCTCAAGTATGCCTCTCGTTATGATAAGAAAGGCACTGCAAGACGTGACATCATGAAGATTCTGCATTATGCTGTTCTTCTGATGTATTTCAATGACAAAAACTCCCAACGCGAAACTTATCCTCAATGACTATGAAACTGTCTGAATCCACTGTAAACCTGCTGAAGAACTTTTCTTCTATCAATCAGTCTATCTTGTTCAAAGAAGGTAGCAAACTGCGCAGCATGTCAGTGATGAAAAATATCTTGGTAGAGGCAGAGGTTGCTGAAGAATTTCCAAAGGACTTTGCCATCTATGATCTGAACCAGTTCCTGAATGGTCTGTCACTCCATGCCAGTCCTGACCTTGACTTCACCAGTGATCAATTTGTGGTGATTAAAGAAGGAAAGATGCGTGGTAAGTATTTCTTTGCTGACCCATCTGTGATTGTCACTCCTCCTGAGAAGGAGATGAAGATGCCATCTGAAGATGTGTGCTTTGTTCTGACTAGTCAGCAACTTGAGAAACTCAAGAAAGCAGCATCTGTTTATCAACTGCCTGACATTTCTGCCATTGGAGAGAATGGTGTTGTTAAACTGGTAGCACGTGACAAGAAGAATGACACTTCTAATGATTTCTCTATTGTTGTTGGTGAGACCAATGCAGAGTTTGTTTTCAACTTCAAGGAAGAGAACCTGAAGATTGTTCCTGGCACATATGATGTGGTTGTCTCACAAAAACTCCTGTCTAAGTTTAGTAACCAGAATATTGATGTTACCTACTTTATTGCTCTTGAACCAGATTCTACATTTGGATGAAACACATCCTCTTCACCCTTAAAGGTTGTCCGTTTGAACTTCTTGATGACAAAGAGTTCATTCGGATGCTTCTGTATAGAGCAACAAAAGAATGTAAATCTACTCTACTCAATCTAGCAGTACATAAGTTTGATCCTCAAGGAGTCACTAGTATTGCCATGCTTGCAGAGAGTCATATTTCCATTCATACTTGGCCAGAGAAAGGTATGGCAGTTTGCGATGTCTTTACTTGTGGTGATGATTCTACACCTGAAGTTGGTGTAGAATATATGAGAGAGCAATTGAAAGCAACTGATATTGTCTCTAGTAAATTTGTTCGTCCTTTGGAATGACTAAAGTTGATGTGCCAATGAGAATAACTGGCAGTGCTCTTGTTATCATTGCCTATTTTATTGTTCTTCATGTGAGTGTTGTTACTGGTGTGGTCATGCACTTTATTGCTGATCTTATATCAGTGCCATACTTCATAAGAACTAAGTCCTGGGATGTAGTTATCATGCTGACATTCCTATTGATCATATCACTGAGTAAATTATTATGAAAGAAGAATGGGAAAAAGCAACTAACAGAGTTATTGCTGCTAACCTAATTGAATCACTTGAAAAATTGTTGGAGGGTCAAGCAAAGCACTATGTGTGCTCTGATAAAACTACCATGCATGAGAAGATTGTGATTGAGTATGGTCATAAAAGAAAGGAGAAAAAATGAGAAGTGAGTTCATTTGGGTTGAAAAATACAGACCCAAAACAATCAGTGAGTGTATTCTTCCTGACAATATCAAAAAAACTTTCCTTGACTTCCTAGATAAGGGAGAGGTTCCTAACCTCCTTCTCTCTGGACCACCAGGATGTGGTAAGACCACAGTTGCTAAAGCACTCTGTGAAGAACTTGGAACAGACTACTATGTCATTAATGGTTCTGATGAGGGTAGATTCCTAGACACTGTACGTAACAATGCCAAGAACTTCGCTTCAACTGTATCGCTATCTTCTGATGCAAAACACAAAGTCATCATTATTGATGAGGCTGACAACACCACCCCAGATGTACAACTCTGCCTTAGGGCGTTTACAGAGGAGTTTATTGGCAACTGCAGGTTCATCTTCACCTGTAACTACAAAAATAAAATCATTGCCCCCCTTCACAGCAGATGCTCAACCATTGATTTCACCCTTAAAGGAAAAGAACGTCAATTACTTGCAGGACAATTCTTCCAACGTCTCCAAGAAATCTTGGGTACAGAAGGTATTAAATATGATAACAAGGTCCTGGTAGAACTAATTCAGAAACACTTCCCTGATTGGAGACGTGTTCTTAATGAGTGTCAGAGGTATTCCTCTGGTGGTGAGATTGACTCTGGTATCCTTGCTCACTTTACTAATGTAAAAACAAATGATCTCTTTCAATGCCTTAAAGAGAAAGACTTTGCGAAGGTTCGCAAGTGGGTCGTTGATAATCTGGACAATGATCCTACTGTACTTCTTAGGTCTGTTTATGATGCTTGCTATACATCCTTGGAAGGTCCTGGGGTTGCTGCTGCTGTGCTTATCATTGCTAAGTATCAGTACCAATCTTCTTTCGTTGCTGATCAAGAAATAAACATGCTTGCATGTCTAACAGAGATCATGGTGGAGTGTGAATTCAAATGATTGATGAACATGGATGGACGCAAAGAGATCCAATTAGTGATAGGGATTGTATTTTAATCTGTTTAAAAAATGCTCCCTGTGGAACCAATAGAAAACAAGTTGAACGTATTATTAAAAAACTGGAATCAGAATCATGAATGTAAAAGTAGTGCATATGTCCACTGGTGAGGACATCATTGTTGAAGTTATCAATGACACAGAAGATTTTCTAGAAGTATCTACTCCTTTAGTTGCTGGTCCTACAGCACAGGGACAGATTGGATTTGGTCCTTGGGCACCTCTGGTAAAAGAGGGAGAGACCATCAAACTTGACAAAAAGTTCATTATGTTCTATGGTGAGCCTAATCCTGATGTTTCTGAACAATATGAGAAGATTTTCTCTCCAATTGAAACACCATCTAAGAAGTTGATTTTATGAAAAACTCAATCATTGTAGGACTCCTCTTAGGGGTGACAGGTGCTTTGAGTGCTTCTGCTGCCCACTCAGCAGGTCCTAGAACCAGGTATTGGGTTCCAGAGCACAGGCACTGTCATACCCATGTCAAGAAAGGGTTCAGGCACTGCCACAAGCACACTCATGGCGGTGAAGGCAAAGGGCATCATGGAAGGAGGTTTATGCACCACATCCATATGCCATTTTTTGACTATTATTATCATCATGATCATGATGATAGTTTTGCTTACCCACATTATCATCATTAATCATGTCTAAAAAGCATCAAGTGAAAGCTTCAAGATATTATATATTTTGGGGCATTTGTACTATTTCTGTGGTCTTTGGTCAACTGTATGTTGGCACAGGATATCGCACTATGGTTCAGAGTATTGATAGACTGACAGCAGCAGTTACTGCTGAGTTGTACTGATGCTGAAATCACATAAGACACCATTAAGATATCCTGGTGGCAAGTCACGTGCTTGTGTCAAAATGAATCAATACTTTCCTGACCTTCGTAACTACAGAGAGTACAGGGAAGGATTTCTTGGTGGTGGCAGTGTGGCAATTCACATCACCAAGAAGTATCCCAATCTAGATATTTGGGTCAATGACCTATATGAACCACTGTATAACTTCTGGAAAGTTCTACAGGATAAAACTTTAGGATATAAGATGTATAAGAGACTTCAGGAATTGAAGTCTAGGTATCCTGATGAGAGTTCAGCAAGAGGATTATTTTTAGAAGCAAAAGGATTAGTAAATGAAAATTCCGTATCCCCTCTATTTCGTGCTTGTAGTTTCTACGTTATTAACAAGTGCTCTTTTTCTGGTCTCACTGAGTCCAGCTCCTTCTCAAAACAAGCGTCAATTGGCAATTTCACGATGCGTGGAATTGATAAACTCCCTGGATACACCCAACTAATCAAGAACTGGAAGATTACAAATCATTCCTATGAGGAACTGATGAAGCATTCAGAGAGTGCCTTCCTGTATCTTGACCCTCCATATGATATTAAAGATAATATCTATGGTAAGAAAGGTTCTATGCATAAGTCTTTCAGTCATGATGAGTTTGCTAAGAATTGCAATGAGTGCTCTGCTAATATGTTGGTGTCTTACAATTCTGCCCAATTAGTTAAAGATAGATTTGAAGGTTGGACAGCAGCAGAATTTGACTTGACCTACACTATGAGGTCAGTGGGTGAATATATGAGAGAACAAAAAGAAAGGAAGGAGTTGCTATTGTTTAATTATGAAAAAACTTTGGAGAATCTGGAAGTACAGTCTGGGTAGTTTCAATGATGTCAAGACAAAAAGATATGACAATCACGTGGCTGTTGTACGGACTATTATATTCATTTCTTATCTCATTACTAATTCTTTTATTGTTTCAGGGGTAATTAGACATTGGAACTAAAAACATTTTCTGTGTGGATGACGTATGATGATATGAATCTTGTATGTCAGAAACTACAGCAGTCTGATATATCTAATGAAGATCTGAAACGCATTGAAATTGCTTTTAGATTGGCACAATTATCATATGGAAATCCAGGAGCATTTTATGAC